CGTACTATTTATTTGTGAATAGCATGAAGTGTTTCTACAGCACGAGGAATTATTAGTATGCCAACACTCTTAGAGCAAGCCATCATTGACGCCCAGGAACTCCGCGATGCAGCGCTTCGCAACGCGGAAACGACTATCCTTGAGAAGTACAACGCCGAAGTACGTAACATGGTCGAGTCCCTCCTAGACGAGCAGGAAGAGGACGAGATGGGTATGGGCGATGAAATGGAAATGGGCATGGAGCCAGAGATGCCTGGTGACGAAGGTCCAGTAGATGGCGTTGCGGACCAGACTGAGTTCGGCGCCGCCGCAGGTCAGCCAATGTGCCCTTGCCCCGATGATGTAGTAAAAATGACTCTAAGCCTTGACGATCTAAGGGCGATGTCCGATGAACTAGAAGGGACCGAGGCTATGGGTGAGCCGATGGACCAGGAAGACCTTGCTGCGGATCTAGGTGTTGCCCCAGAAGAGGAGGAAGAGGAGATTGACCTCGCAACTCTCTCCGAGGGCCTAGAAGAAGAATATGAACTTGACGAGGAAGAAGTTATGGAGGAGGAGGCCGAGATCGATGAAGCCGACCTCAAGGAACTCGTTGAGGAACTTATTGTTGATATGGCTGGCACGAAGTCTGGTTACCTAAACCGACCTGCCGCCGAAATAGATTTTGAAGAGGAATTGGAACTTGCACGTCGTTCGAGCACCAAATATCAGGAGGAACTTGAGTCCCTCCGCGCTGCTCACGACAAGGTTTCAATCCAACAAGAAGCTTTGGTTAAGAAGAACAATCTTCTAACTGAAACCGTTTACGCATTGAAGGAGAAACTCGAAGAGCTAAACCTTTCTAATGCTAAACTTCTCTATTCGAATCAGGCATTGAATAGTGCCTCCCTGAATGAGCGACAAAAGTCAAAAATTGTCGAGTCTATTCAAAAGGCTGATTCTGTTGAAGAGGCGAAGGTAATATACGAAACCCTTCAAAGCACGGTGGGAACTTCTCGCAAGAGAACTCCAAAATCACTAAGCGAAGCCGTTAGTAGAAGACCTTCAACTATCATACCGAAGAGACGCAAAGAGCGTTCACGCCAAGACAGCATTGTTCGTGATCGTTTCAAAGCCCTCGCAGGTATCAAATAACAGAAACTCAAACAAAATCCCTATATAAAGGAGGTGATATATTATGTCTATTTTAGAAAAGCTAACAGAAGGAATCGTTAACCGCGATCTCCGTGCAGAAGGCGATGCGCTTCTCTCTAAGTGGGAGAAGACTGGTCTTCTAGAGGGTCTCTCCGTAGATCACGAGCGCGCCGGCATGGCACGCCTACTTGAGAACCAGGCCAAGCAGCTTCTTAAGGAAGCTTCTTCCATGGCCGCTGGCGACGTTGAGGGCTTTGCCTCAGTCGCTTTCCCGCTTGTTCGCCGCGTTTTCGGTGGTCTTTTGGCCAACGATCTCGTCAGCGTTCAGCCAATGAGCCTTCCATCAGGTCTCATCTTCTTCCTCGACTTCACTTACGAGATGGGTCGTCTAGGTGTTGATGCTGGTGACTCCGTTTACGGTGGTGGCGTTGTTGCTTCCGCAATCACAGGTGGTGTCTCCGACATCACTGAAGAGGGCGGCGGTCTTTACAACCTTGCCAACGCTTACGCTTCCCCAAGTGGTAGCGTTCAGATTGATGATGGTGGTGCAGACGCTGACGGTCAGGCACGTATTGGTACTCTTATCGATACTGCCTCTACAAAGCTAATTTCCACCCTCACAGAGTCCGAGAAGAAGGCTATTCGTTTCGACCCTGACCTCTTGGCGGCCGACACTGAGTTTGTTGGTGAGCTTATCGTTCAGCTAGCGCAGGCCGACTTTGATCGAGTCAACCTTGATGCTCTTCCGATGTGCGATCTCCTTGAGGCAGACGGAACAGCACTCAATGGTGGCTCGAATGACGCCGTTATTGTTAGACGACTTACCAAGCTAACTTCTACCAAGGCTGCAAGAGAGATTTCTTTCTTCGTCAAGTCTAGTGCTGCTGTTAACTTGACCACGGTTGCTACAACCAACATTGGCTCAAGCGGTAACTCTCTGAAGTTCATCTTCCCATCGGTTGATAGCTTCACTACCGGAACCGGAATTGGTTCCGTCGTCGGCCAGGACACCTGGGGCCTTGAAGAGCCGCAGTTCGGCACTGGCAACAACAGTGGTGCTGCTAACAAGAATGAGATCCCTGAGATTGATATCAAGGTGGATAGCGTTGCTGTTACGGCCATCACCAAGAAGCTCAAGGCCAAGTGGTCTCCCGAGCTTGGTCAGGATCTAAACGCCTACCACAACCTCGACGCCGAGGTTGAGCTAACCAGCATCCTCTCCGAGCAGATTGCTCTAGAGATCGACCGTGAGATCCTAAACGACCTCATCAAGGGTGCTACTGCTAGCACTTACTACTGGTCTCGCGCGCCTGGTCTCTTTGTGAATCGCGAAACTGGTGCTGAGCTTGGCGCTACTTCAGCCGCGCCTGACTTCACCGGTACGGTTTCCGAGTGGTACGAGACTCTCATCGAGACCATCAATGATGTCTCCGCTCAGATCCACCGCAAGACTCTCCGTGGTGGCGCTAACTTCATCGTGACCTCACCTGAAGTTGCCAACATCCTTGAGTTCACGGCTGGCTTCCGTGCTTCCGTCACGGCCGATGCTGACACCGGCACCGTTGGTGCTGTCAACGTTGGCTCCCTCTCCAAGAAGTTCGATGTTTACGTCGATCCTTACTTCCCACGCAACGTCGTTCTCGTCGGTCGCAAGGGCAGTGGCTTCCTTGAGAGCGGCTATGTTTACGCTCCATACGTCCCACTACAGGTCACGCCGACCATCTTCGGTACCGAGGACTTCATCCCACGTAAGGGTGTCATGACTCGCTACGCGAAGAAGATGGTTCGTCCTGACATGTACGGTCTTGTTATCTGTCGCGGTCTCCTTGGCGAGGCTGGTAGCTGATAGCTAGTTAGCCCCTTACAGGCATTACGCCCTCGTTGTCTTCGGATGACGAGGGCTTTTTGTTTTGGGTATGACTATTTACATTACAAAGCAAACATAAAGACTTTTCTTTTGTTCTTTGTGTTTTGGACTAACTATTTATAAATGATGAGAGGCCACTTGGCCACTAAGTTGAACATAAAAGGAGACTATTAAAAATGGCTAAAGTTGGAAGAGCATCTAGAAACTCGTCTTATAAGAGAGTTGAAACGATTACCGCCTCAAAGACCATTGGTGATGCGGAAAGCGGTGAGCTTTATTTTATTGGAGATGTTGGAGCGTCTATTGATATCACGTTACCCGCTTTGAAGGCCGGTGCATATTTTAAGTTCTTAATCACTGAGGAGTTTGATAATAACTCTTCTGTAGTAGACATTTTAACCGCCGGCGCAGCGGGAACAATTAAGGGCATGGTTCACGTTGTCGAGGACGACGGTACCGGTCCACAGTACCAAGCTGACTCTGGAAGCGCAACAAAGTGTACACTTGATGGAGATCCTGACATCAAGGCAGGTTCTTTCCTTGAGATTGAGTGTGATGGCACCAACTGGTACGTTACTGGCGTAATCGTAACTGATGCCGGTTCAACTGCCACCAACGTCTTCGCGTTCGACGCATAGAAAAGCATTTTTCAAACTTCAAAGCCCCCTTCCAACCGGTTGGGGGTTTTCTGTTTGTAGAACTAATTACTATATCCAAAAGGAGTTATTTATGGGTAAGAGAAGAAAGCGCCTGACTATGGCCAAGTATGCAACCAAGTATGCTTCTGTCAGAGAGCATGTCATGCCACAAGGTGGCCTTAAGAATACAGAAGAGGTAGTGCAAGAACCAACGCCTCCTGTTGTTGAGGAAACGGCCCCAGAGCCTACCCCAGTATTAGAAGCTGCCGTAGAGGAGCTACAAGCGCCCCCAGAGGTGGTAGAAGAGGTTGTTGAAGCACCGACACCTGTTGAGGAGCCAGAGCCTGTCAAGGCTGCTGTGGCCCCTAAGAAGAAAAGAGCTTCCACTTCAAGAAAGAGGACTACCAGAAAGAAGGCAACAGCCAAGACTACCCGCAGTTCTGATTAGCTAAGCGATTGGTTGAATAATAAACTATTTACTACAGCCCTCGTGGAGGAACGATGAATGGCAAAGCCTACCCTAACACCAGTCAGTCAGACTAGCAAGGTTATTCTAACTTCGACCGGAAGCACAGCGACTACCGGTAACGGGGCAGGTCTAACTACACATTACCCTTTTGGGCTTTATGCTGACACGGCATCACCTCTTTACGACGCAAACTTTGTTTCAGGTGCTGCCGATCAAGTTGCCTACACTTACAAGAAGTTGGGCGGTGATGTCCTTGACATCGAACTTACGGTCGGTAATGTCTATGCTGCTTATGAAGAGGCAGTTTTAGAGTACACTTACCACATCAACAAGCATCAGGCCAAGAATGTCCTTGGAAGTCTTTTAGGCTTTGCAACAGGAACATTCGACCATGATGGGCAGATGACCGGAGGCGATGCTTCTGGCTCTGCTGTAAACCTAAAATACCCATCCTTTAAGGTTGGTTATGCTCGTCGTGTTGGTGAAGGCTTCTCTGAGGAAGCGGGCGTCGGCGGAAACAACACTTTCTATTCTGCTTCTTTCGCCCTAACAGCCGGTGTTCAAGATTACGACATACAGGCAATCATTTCAAGTTCTGCCACAAACAATAAAGATGATGCATCTGGCGGGGATGTCCCTTATGCGAACTTGGTCGGTAACAAGAAGGTCAAGATTCACAGGGTTTTCTATAAGACCCCAGGCTCCATGTGGAGGTTCTATGGTTACTATGGTGGCCTAAATGTTGTCGGCAACTTGAACTACTATGGTCAATACTCGGACGACACAACATTTGAGATCATTCCTACCTGGCAGAACAAACTTCAGGCAATGGCATATGAGGATCACTTATTTACTAGGTTGTCGCACTACTCTTTTGAGCTATTTAACAATAGGCTGAGGATTACCCCGATCCCAGAGGGCTTTGTAACTCACATGTGGGTGCAGTTCTCTATTGATAAGGATCCATGGACAGAGGACTCGGATCGTAAGAATGGCACAGATGGTATCAACAACATAAACTCTTTACCGTTTGATAATATACCGTACAAGAATATTAACGCTATTGGTAAGCATTGGATACGTCGTTATGCCCTTGCTCTCTCAAAAGAAATGCTCGGACAGATCCGTGGTAAGTTTGGTGGCAACATCCCAATACCCGGCGATAATGTAACCCTCAACTCCAGCGATCTCCTAAGTCAAGCAAAGGACGAGCAAACTGCTTTGAAGGAAGAACTTGTGAAGATCTTGGACGAGATGACTTACAAGGCACTTGCGCAGCAGGACTCTGAACTTATTGCTGCTATTGACAAGGTAAACTCTAACATTCCAATGATGATCTTCCAGGGGTAACTTAGATGTCAAATGAAAACAAATGGACACAACCAGACGCCCCGCCTCCTCCTCTTTTCACAGGAAAGAAAGAGCGAGATCTTGTAAAACAAGTCAATGACGAACTTATTGAGAGAGTCATTGGCCAGACCATTGTTTACTACCCAATAGATGACAAAACCACCAACTTTCACCCGATCTATGGCGAAGCAATAAGAAAGAACTTTCTTCCTCCTGTGAGGGTCCACGCCCTTGTTGAGTGGGAAGGTATCCAGACAAAGTATCAGCAGAACATTGGTCTTGATAAGGAAGCTTCCATTGTCGTTCACTTTCATAAGAGGAGACTAACTGAGGATCAGGATCTTTTTGTCAGGGAAGGTGACTTTGTTCTTTATGGGGATACGTTTTATGAAATTGTTACGCTTTCTGAGCCAAAGCAACTTTATGGCCAGATCGACCACCTATTAGAAATTTCAGCCAAGTGCGTCAGGGCACGAGAGGATCTATTCGATGGCACCTAAGTACGATCATGTAGGAGTAGAGGGGGCAAACGAGAACCTAAAAGAGATTCCGTTCATGCCATCTACCATTGAAAACATCGATACAGCGATCTTCAATTTTGTAAAAGACGAGCTTGCTCTCCACACCGAAACAAACAAGGGCAACATTCGTGTCCCTGTTCTTTGGGTGGCCGCCGAGCGCGCTCATCAAATAAAGAACAGAGATGATCAAAACATAAGAGATAGAAAAGGTATTTTTAAGCTCCCGCTTATGTCGCTTGAAAGATCATCTATGACAAAAGACCCTGCATTTAGGGGCACGTTCCAGGCCCACATGCCAGACTTTGGCAGAGGAATGCATAAAATTCGTAGAGTTAATGTTCCAGCAGCAAGGCGAATAAACCAAGGCAAGGCATCAAACTTCATGAATGCGTTTTCAAAGAGGCGCTATGGCGGTGAAAAAGATGTTGGCCATGGGCAACTAAATTTCCCAATAAGAAGCAAGTCTGATAGAAGCAGAGTTGTGTATGAAACAATTTATATGCCAATTCCTATTTGGGTTAACGCAATGTATTCCCTTCGTATCAGGACAGAGTTTGTTCAGCAGATGAATGATTTAACCCAGCCCTTCTACTCTTTTACTGGACAGGCCAACTCTTTCTTCATCACAAACGAAGGCCACAGGTATGAAGCTTTTGTTGAGGGCGACATATCTTACAATAACAATGTCGCGGATCTCGGTGAAGATGAGAGAACATACATAACAGATGTCAAGCTCAAGGTCCAAGGCTATTTGATGGGCGAAGGCAAGAACGATCCAAAGCCGAAGTTTACCACAGTAGAGAACTATGTAGATGTAAAGATTCCGAGAGAAAGAGTAATCTTAGGAGACATAAATACCTTCCTAGACGACGACGAAGGTTTTTATAGAGAGTAAAGGTGGTTCCTTCTATGATAGACTATTTATTATGAGAAACGCATTGTAGTACGAATGCTGCACAAGGAGACTAGTAGATGCCAGTTGATAAGTTTAGGTTCGTTTCCCCAGGTATTTTCCTAGAGGAAGTCGATCAATCACAAATCCCCGCCATCCCAGAGAACGTCGGCCCAGTCATTATTGGTCGCGCCGAGAAAGGCCCAGGTATGATCCCGACTACCGTTCGTTCTTTTTCAGAGTTTGTTGAGATTTTTGGAAACCCCATCCCAGGTGTTGGTGGCTCAGATGACGTTTGGCGCGAAGGAAACTACTCTTCTCCTACTTACGGCGCATACGCTGCTAAGGCTTATCTCCGCTCTGGCGTCGGTCCAATTACCTTTATTCGCCTGATGGGTACGCAGCACCCAAGTGCTACTGATGATACTGGATATGCTGGCTGGAAAACTTCTCTTACCCCGGATGTAGAAATTGCTACAAATGGTGGTCCCTACGGTCTCTTTATCTTCCCATCTGGTTCTGGCGATGCTGCACAGAACACTGGTACGCTAGCCGCTGTTTGGTACATTGACCAAGCTTGTGTTCCTGTCCTCTCCGGTGCCACCCCTGGTGGAGACGTTGTAGAGGGTGTTGCATCTGTTGTCAAGACAGATTCAAACGGACACTTTAAGGTTCGCATTGTTAACGATACAACAGAGTACGAAAATGTCACCTTCTCACTCGATGAGAGCAGCGACAAGTTCATTCGAAAAGTCTTTAACACAAACCCGCAGCTTGTCGAGACAACTATCGAGAATACCTCGGTTGCAACAAACAGCAAGCGTTACTGGCTTGGTGAAACTTACGAGGGACACATTCAGAATGAGAACCTAACACCAAGTGGTACAAACACTTACGGTGTTATTATGGCCCTTGTCTCTGCTTCTAACGAAGTTGGAAACCACGACCGTAAGATGGCTTACCGCGATGCACACTCCGGTTGGTTCTTTGGTCAGAGCCTTTCAGCCGATACTGCAAGCTACACTTACGGCGACATGCAGAAGCTATTTAAGTTTGTCGGAATTAATGGTTACGGCGAGTGGTTGCAGAACAACATCAAGATCTCAATTGATAACATCCGAGCCTCTTCAAACGACAACATTAAGTTTGGCTCTTTCGATGTTGTTATCAGAAAGGCTGACGACAGCGACCTTCAGCCTGTTGTCCTAGAGCGCTTCTCTGCTTGTAGCCTTGACCCCTCTTCTCCCGCCTTCGTCGCAGCGAAGATTGGCGACACACAAGTGGAATGGGATAGTGTTGAGAAGAGGTACAGAGAGCAGGGTACTTATCCAAACCTCTCTAAGTATGTCCGTATTGTCATGGACTCGGCATTCGATGCTGGTGCTCCAAACGATGCTCTGCTCCCGTTCGGTGTCTACGGCCCACCAAGGTTCCCAACGTGGTCCATTTCTTCAGGTAGTTCTGACGCTATCCTCGCTTATGCTGCGGGCTCTGGCAGTGTGCCAATTGCTCATTTGCCAGCATCTACCTTTGCTGGTCACAGAATTTTCACCGATGCAATATTTGGCACTTCATCCTTTGAGTATCCAAAGGTCGGAATCAGAGTTTCTGCTTCAACAGAAAGCGGAGCTACGACTGATGGTGCACACCCAACAATAAACGCCTACTTCGGCCTAAGAACCACAAAGACGGCCACAAGCACCCTACACGATCCAGGTTACGCTGATTATCTTCGTGCCTTCACGCCGGACATCGTTTCCGACGCTAACTGGTCAGATGAGTTTGGCCTAGCTACACTACCGGGTAATCTAGCTTATCAGTGGGTATTCAGTTTGGATGAGGTTCGTGTTGTCAAGGGAACAGCTTTCGATGATGCAAGCCCAACAAACAACATTACAAGGGCTGTTTGGGAGTCCGGCTCCATGGCGGCGGGTAACTCTTGGAACGCATCAGGCTCTGGTGGCTCCACGCTTACAGCCGCACGTTACAAGAATGTTCTTGACTCTAGGATCAACCGCTTTACTGCACCGTTGTTCGGTGGCTTTGACGGCCTGGATATTACGCAGCGTGACCCATTCCGTAACACTCTAATTAATGACGACGCGGCTTCCTACGGTGGCTCGGCCAACCCAAGTGAAGAGAACAGCTATGTTTACTACACTCTCCGTCGTGCTGTCGATACTGTTGCGGATCCAGAGGTGGTTGAGATGAACATCCTAAGCATCCCTGGTATCACTGATGACAGAGTAACTGCTCACGTTCTTGATACTGCGGAGACTCGCGGTGATACTCTAGCCGTTATTGACATCGAGGGCGGCTTTGTTCCACGTCACGAGACAAACCAGACTCGCTCACAGCGCAAGGGTAACATCGATACAGTCCTTACAAACATGAAGGCTAGAAACCTTAACAACTCTTACGGCGCCTCTTACTACCCATGGGTTAAGATTCGCGACACAGGAGCGGGTATTACAGTCGACTGTCCTCCATCAGTTGTTGCTCTAGGTGTTCTTGGAAATACAGAGCGCCGTGACGACGTTTGGTTCGCTCCAGCAGGCTTCAACCGAGGCGGGCTCTCTAACGGTGCAGGCGGCGTTCCTGTTATTACTGTCGAGACTAAGCTTACCTCACGCAACCGTGACGATCTCTACGACGTAAACATTAACCCGATTGCTTCTTTCCCAGCGGAAGGCATCGTGGTCTTCGGCCAGAAGACGCTCCAGGCTACGCCTTCGGCTCTCGACCGAATCAACGTTCGTCGCCTAATGATCTTCTTGAAGAGAGGCATTTCAAGAATCTCTGCCACAACCCTGTTCCAGCCAAACCTTCAGGCTACATGGAACGACTTCAAGGGTAGAGCGGATAATTTCCTAGCCGATGTTAAGGCTCGCTTCGGTCTAGCTGATTATCGTGTTGTTCTCGATGAGACAACAACAACTCCAGATCTTGTCGATCGAAACATTCTTTACGCCAAGATCTTTGTTAAGCCAGCAAGAGCCATTGAGTTTATCGCTATTGACTTCATCATCACACGCTCTGGCGCTTCTTTTGAGGACTAAACCAGAGTGGTAACTAATTACTACAAAACAGGAGAAACTTTATAATGGCTGAAGCAACGAACTTTTGGACAGCAGCGCCAAAGCAAGACCCGAAAAGAAACTTTAGATTTAGAGTGCAGATAACTGGACTTCAGCAGGGTTACCTTTGGTATGCCAAGAAGGCTGATCGTCCGATGCCTTCTGTCTCTGAGGCTTCACATAGTTACCTTAACCACACGTACTACTGGCCAGCCCGTGTAACTTGGAACGAGGTTACTATTACTTTCGTTGATCCTGTTGACCCTGATGTAAATGCTTCAATGGCAGACCTTCTTGAGGCTTCTGGCTACCGTGTTCCGGCCAACCCAGGCGACAACTCCGAATGGGCCAGCATTTCCAAGCAGGGCGCAACAGAGTCCTTGGGCGAGGTCATTGTTGAGTCTATCGATGAAGAGGGCAACTCACTAGAAACTTGGTCACTCAACAACGCCTTTATCAAGGAGATTAACTTCGGTACTGCCGATTACAGCAGCG